CTGTTACTGATTCATAACGAACCGAGTCGCGTAATCGTGAACCTTTCTGTTGTGCAAGGTGCAACACATTACTTTTATACTGCTCGACAAAAGCAGTCGTAATTTGAGTAGACATAATGTCCTCCTTTTATAATTAAACAAAAAACGGTCATTGTCCTTTCGGGTGTCCTGCCTATTACGCTGGCTAAACGAGTTTAGAACTACCTTTTAATCTACCGTTATCCATAAGGGCGGTGTTGATTACAAGCGGATTTTACACCGCTTGAGCATTATCTTACCATACTTTTTTATTCTGGATGCGCTTTTGCAAATAATTGATTCATTTCATCAACAGCATCTGTATGCTTAGGATTTGTAGCATCCCAGTAAGCATGTGATTTATTATCGTTGATTTGATCAATTCTCATTCTAGCATCCATAGGACTCATTACTAAAGAATTGTTAGCTGTACCTGTAGCTGAATCTTCAGTTATATCCCTACCAGCATTAGCAAGTAATCGAATTAAATCTGGATCGTTACCTATGGCTGGATTTGCTAACTTTTCTGATAGCGCATCATTGCCATATACAGCTAAAGCTCTCTTGGCTGCAGTCATGCTCTTGTCGTAGTTAGCACCGAACTCTTGTTTTAAGGATTCTTCAGTTTGAGTTCCTAACGCTTGTCCAGATACTTGATCTTGATTCATTTGGAAATCTACTGAACCTTTTTGCCATTCAACTAAGCCTTGCATTTGTTCTGGTGATAAACCTAATTGATGCCCTGTTTCTTTAAACGAAGTCATCATTTCTTCAGGATAGTATTGTTCATATCCTTGTGGAATATCAACTTTATAATCAGTTGCATTCTCAGGGCGACCAAGCTTAGTGTAAAGCTCATCTCGCTCTTCATCTGTTTTAGGCAGTGGGATTCTACTTCCCATCATTTTTTGTTGGTGAACCAGCGTCTTAGCTGCTGATTCTAAATCGTTAATGTTTGCCAGTGTTGGTTCTGCTCTTAACTCATCTGACAACCCTTCTCTCCAATCTGTTACTTGGTTGTCACTTAGAACAGGCGCATCTGCGTTATCTGTTACTTCTGTGGCCATTTCACTCATAACTTATTCCTCTTTTATATTTGACATACTAATAATACGAAGATAGACAGCTCTTTCACCCTCTCTCCTCGCGGTTTCATACGGATCACCTTTCACATAGGATTCTCGCATTTGATACGCTGACTTCAGATCTTCTAGGACTTTATTCCCAGAGATAGATCCGAAACAATCAGCATAATCCTTTCTTAACTTTGTTATTGTTGTATTCATTGCATTGCCTGCATTATTTGTTCAACCCCTGCTTGTGTAGATTCTACATTCTCTGGATTGACTTGTTCAGCTATTGGTGCTACCTTAGATACTACATCTGCTCCTTGTTGAGCTTGCTGCATTTCTGCCATTTGCTGCTGCTGTTCCATTTGAGCTTTTCTTTGCTCTTCAATTTCAGCAGGATCACGCATAATGTTCTTAGGTACGCCTAATAATTCAGCTCTAGATCTAATTGCAGAATCATGATCAATGTTATCCATAACTTCTGGAGCAATCTGTGCAAGATTAGCAGCCATCTCATACAATCTTTCTACAGCTACAGCTTCTTCCATTCTTTGTGAACGAGCTAGAGGGCCAACATACTCAATATCAATAGATATTCCATCTAACGCTTCTGGAGCAGGTAGGAATTTCTCACTCCTATCCATAATAGCAAAACATCTTTCAATTAGAGGGTTTAAAAACTCTGTCTGAAATCTTCCCAATGTAGGGCCAAGTAATCTTTGCATCAATTCATAACGAACTTGCACTTCTGTAGCAGTCATTTGAGGGCCTTGCTGGAGTTCTAACTGATCTGAGAAGAATGCTTGCTTAATAGCACCTCTTAATTCTGTTTCCTTCATGTCAGACACATCAAATCTAGCACCTGTATCTAATGGTTTGATAGCTCCATCTCTACGAACAACAGTAATACCTGCTGGAGTAGTACGAACCTTACCGATTACACCGTCATCTTCTACTAGAAGTGGTGGATCAATAGCTTTAGCCCATGCTTTAAGACCTAATTCTACTGCTTTGTTCAGAGTTTTGATGTCTGGTAGTGCATTGTAAGCAGGTGAACGACCATATTCTTCGCCTGAAGCCTTAGACCATCTTGTTACAAGGTATGGTAATTCGTTATAACCACCAGAATGAACAATGTTTTTATCTTCTATACATATATATATAGAAACCCAAGGTAATTTAGTGATCTTCTTACCTTCATATTCTTCTGCTGGCATTACACAATGTATAAACTCAAATTTTTTATCTGGTTTGGAATTAAACGCATCGTCAATCTTAGCTCCACAGGCATCACCCCATCTCTGCTTTGCTTGTCTAGCTGAATATTCAAACTTACGATATAGTGTATCAATCTGTCCTTTATGATTTTCAGCAATAAAATACTCTGAAATATGTAAAGCCCTAAAGTTTAGATCTCCACCATTCTCTTCTACTTCAATACAAGATGTACCGATAGAGCAAATATCAAGATAAAACTCATGTACTTCAGTATTAAAGTTAGATGTACTAAAGGCTTTATACATTCTATTACGACAATCCTCTAACCAAACAGAAACATCACGCTGTTGATTCAGTGTTTCATCTCTTACTCTTAGGTGAAACCAAGGTAATGATGCTGAAGTTAGTGTTCCTTGTAATGATGCAGCTAATAATGTATTGGCATGGATTGCAGAAGAGTCATATAACTTCTCAGTGCGCTTTGCACCTTTAGAATATCTTACTGTAGTTGTTGCTTTTCTAGGCATTACATAGTCAAGTATCTCTTGCCAGTGATCTGTCCATGTTCCTTTAGCCGACTCTAATGCTCCAAGCCTTTTAATAATTTGCTCTACTGCCATAATAATCTCCTATTTCTTTCCCGATCCAAGAAGTGAACGAGTTTTAACATCTGCTTCGTCTTGTAAGCCTTCACCACCAGTAAGTAGTGTTGCATATCTGCCAGACTTCTTCTTATTCAAAGCTTTTGTTCTTTCTAATACAATTTCTGCATCCATTTCCGCTTCTTCTTTCTGTCTTTGCACTGATTCTTGTGCGTAATCAACCGGTGGCGGTGGAATATAAGGTGCTGGTGCTGATTTCTTTCCCATGTTGTTCTCCTATAACCAAGTACACTCTTTTTTTAGCATACCATAAATGTGAATATCTTTTAGTCGCTCTGAGATTTCTCTCATAGTGCCTTCCTTTTTAAAACCTAATCTCTTTAAGAATAAGTTTGCTTGCCTATTATCTGTTTCTGTATAGGCAGTAATTCTATGGCAATCTAATTGAATAAAAGGGTAGTTAAACAATGTTCTTAGCATTGTCTTATTAAAACTACCTTTCTCCATGACACCTGAAAACACAATATCTTGTATTCTGTATTCATAAAATGCCACTCCCCCAACTAATTCACCCTCTTCATAAAAACCAAAATTAGTACAATCACTAAGAGCTGTAACCCCTACTCTTTTTGTAATCCAATCTGTAACTTCTTGTCCTGCATTCGGTCTTAACTCGATCATCTTAACAATGTTTTTTTACTTTCCTGCTCTTCCCAGAACTTTCTCTCAGATAACAAAGATGCTTGAGGTGCTGCAGATCCATCTTTTGTAGATGTTGATGCTGCGATTGCTTTTTCTCTAGCTTCCTGTGTCTGCTTGTCTAGATCTTTACGATCTACAGCTTCCGGTACTGGAGGTGCTGTATATGCAGGTGGTATAATAGGTGCTGGTGCTGATTTCTTTCCCATACTAATTTCCCAATAGTGATTTTTTACTTAACTCTGCATCATCAGTAACGCCCTTACCGCCTGTAAGTAATGTTCCGTAACGACCTTTCTTTTTCTTTTTTAATGCTGTGGTTAATGATTTGTCTGCAACCTCTTTAGCAGGTGATTTATCAACGACTGCATCTGCAACTGGGGATATTGCTTCAGGTGCTGGAAATACACCTTCATCACTAGCCTTTTTTACAACCCCTAATCCAACAGCCATCTTTATCGCTTTTCCCATAATGCCCATACTAACCTCCTAGAATAGATTTACGCTCAATGTCTGGAGAGCCTAATGAACCGCCTTTACCTGTTAGTAATGTTGAGTAACGACCTTTCTTTTTCTTCTTGATGGATTCTGACATTGCTGCTGGAACTTCTGCTTCAGGTGCTAATGCTTCAGGTTCTACTCTAGCTGCTACTGGTGCAGCAACAGGTGCTGCTGGTGGCGTGTATGCCGGTGGTGATGGTGCAAAAACTTTTCTTACAAATCCGCCCATGTTATTTCTCCTATGTAAATATATTAAAACTACTATCTGCTTCATACTGCCTAGGCTGGGAGTGTTTAATCCTCGCATGTCGCAAAGATAACACAGCATACCTCATGGCAGAAATCAAGTCATCCTTAAATGGAACTATTCTTCCGTCTTTCCTATGATACATCCTTAATTCCTCAAAAACGCCCGATTGTGTTGAAAATATCTTTAATCTGCCTGTTTTCATCCTTTCAAGCATTTCCATGACTCCAGATTCTAGTGAAACTCCACCTGATCCTTCCTGCTGATTATCTACTGGTGGATTGGTAAACCAACCGCCCCAACTCTTACCTCTACCTTGCATCATGTTTACACCTAATGCTCGATATTGATCTGCTAACGGAGTACCAGATCCTTTATCTGCTTGCCTACCATCTCGCGGCCATATTACAGGAATCCATTTCGGTCTTGCGTTGATAGCGGCTGCGTGAACTGCTGGTATTTCTTGTCTTTGAGAATAGCTGTCATATATATAAGCAATATCTGCATCCCGATCCCAAGCAATCCATACTGCTGTAGTAGGGTGATCCCAACCATAGTCCATGCCACATACCCTAGGAAAATGATCAGGTATGTCGAAAGGCTCACATTTAATGACTTCTTCAGGAACTGGGAATACCAATCCCGATCCAAGAGAAGGAATACCTTGTTCTCGCATCTTCCTTTCGTGTGGTGGTAGTGCTGCTAATATCTGCTCTTTAACATCTTCTGTCATGTGAGGTGCATCATCCCAGCCTGCCTGCATCATAAACTGACCTTGCTTCAAGTCATTGATAAACTGAGCAATAGTTTCAGTCATTCCGTTCTCAGGCGTAAATGTCATATAAACCATGCCACCTTTATCCGCTGTACGAGTCACACACTGAGAATAAATCTCTGGTGGTGGTTCTTCATCTAACCAGATAACATCTAGTGACTCACCCATCCACTTTTCTTTACCCATCTCATAAGCTTTAAAACCAACCCTAGACCAGCCACCGCTAACATGCTTAATAACAGCTGAGTTATGAGCATTTGGCACTCCGGGTTTTCTGGTTTTCTCACCGATTAGATTTAACGGTATAGCACCTGTTCCTTTTGCATGAGGATCATCTGGCTGTCCGAATAGTTCTTTTTGTAGAATGTCGCGAGTAGTTTCATTCGATGCACCACCAGCCCAAGCTCTAATAGGCCTATCCCATTTCCTACCTTGCCACCACTTAGGGTACAAACCAGTTAAATGAAAGGCTAATTCTGCTGCACCACAATAAGACTTACCAATCCTGTTACCAGCCATCAATAGTTTCTGTGCCGCTTTAGCGTTGTGGAATTTTTCTTGGTATTCGTAAGGCTTATAATACTTCAGCTTATTATGATCTTGCCTAAACTGCAGTTCTTTAGCAATCTTGATAGCTTGCTCTACACTCATAGATCTTTCACCACTCTATCCCAAACTTCATCTTGAGTCATCCCCTCTTCACCCTCTTTAACCTTTGTTCTTGAGTCAATCTTATTCGGATCTATTGTTTCTGCCAGTATATATCTATAAACCGTTGTACCACTTCTCTTACCTTCCCACTGAAAATGTAACATTGTGGGCGGTAACTCATACTGTCCTAAAATCGTAGGATCAAAATCTGACTTAGTTACTGTCATCTTCTCTACTTAATAGTTCAGTGTCTTGTTGAATCTGTTGAGCAAGTGTAATGACAACTATATCATCTAACTCTCCAGCACCATCAATAATAATCTGAGCAATCTTGTGTATCGCTCTTAACTTAATCTTACAATCCTCAATATTATGTTTCATTTCCAATCCAAAAAAGTAAAGTGTTTTACTACTGGTGACTTGTCACTTATCCCTTACACAGCAACATTATTAGTTTTCTCTAATATATCCTCTTTTTCTACATTTGTAGGAGTTACGTCAATTATATTCTGATTTAAGAGTAATTCTAGCTCTTTTTTAAGCTCTTCGTCTGATTTATTGTCCATGCCTGAGATCTCAATCTGATTAACACTACCAAACCCTGCTCTATCTAACAAATCCTTACACGCCTGCAGTTTAACATTCTGATTACTAGCAGTTTTAGCCAGATTAATAATCCCTGCAAGCCCCAATGTGGCACTATCTCCTATCAGCTTAACAGTTTCTTCCTTTATGACTTCAGCAAACTGCCTCTTCATACTGTAGCCCTTCTGTTTAGCTGTAGCCTCACTATAGCCTGCTCTAATCGCACATCTTGCAGCGTTACCTGCATCCTCTGAAGCTACATAAAGCCTGATAAATTCGGCCTGTTGCTCATTATTAACTGTTGTTGCTAGGTTCATGAGTAAATTATAACACAGGTTATAACCCTATTTACCCTCCGATGCGTGAAATGAACCCTATACTATGGTCGCGTGTGTAGTTTTGGGGGGTGGGGTGTCGTTGATGGGGGGTATCAGGCTGGCCAGAATGCAGCAAAGCCGCGCTGCAGCAGTACATATACGATATGCAGCATCCGATCCATAATATAAGCAGCGAGAGAGCGAGAAGAGGGAACGGAGTTTTTTCTGGAAGATCTGGAAGATCTGGAAGATCTGGAAGATCTGGAAGTTCTGGAAGATCTGGAGCAGCTGGCAGGATCAGCAGCAGGATCAGCTACTAGATAGGTTGTATTACTGTATAGGATAGAGGCACAATACGGAGTGCATCCGATCCAACACTTTAAGGTGCGCGATCCGCAGCTGCAGCAGTAAACAGATCAAAATGATAATATCATTGTAAATGCAGCTGTATCAAGCTATTCAAAGGTAAATAGAAAATACTTTGTAAATAGTTCTCCATTTGTAGAAGTTCTGTGTTTATAATATGACCATAGATCAGCAGGATGGATCTATATTAGAAAACTTTAATATAACAACGGAGCGATGATATGGAATACAGACATACACAATACAAAACAGGCCAGATGAATCACTGGGAAGAAGAAGTCTATAGATGGCAGTATGTATCAAGAGGCAGCCATTTTGACATGCAGCTAGTGATCTTATACGCTAAAGCAGATACAAGCAACCGCAGAAGAATGGCGGCTGGTTTTCCAGAGCTTGCTGCAGCTTACAATGATTGGTTCGAGAGCAAAGGCGTTTTCACTTTAGAGGAGAGAGCATAATGTTATATAACTATATAATTTTTGGTTTGTTTGCTGCGGTTGCAGTGATCAGCGGCATGATCGTATTGATCGGCAGCGTGTTTATGATCGTGGGCGGCTAAATGCTTGATACGATACTAAACTGGCTTACGGCCTTAGTTGTATCCCTTGTATTTTGGGGATGTATTATTTTAATGATAGTAGGAGATTTTCAATGATAGAGCTAGAAATTGACAGAATCACAAGCGAGATCAGTGATCACATAAAAACAGAGATAGAAAACTATTTAGGATCTGAAGCTGCAGATCTGCATCATGAGCTATTCAATACAGATTATTGGATAATCGGCACATGGGAAGCGAAGCAATGGCTGGGATCAGATGAAATGGATATTATCGGCATGATCCAGCAATATGAAAAAGATCAATTTGGAGAGATTTATACAGATCTTGGAGATCCAGAAAAGGTTGCCAACATGTTTGCTTATATCAGAGGCGAGCAGATCTTATATGAAGCTGCAGCTGCTGCAGATATAGATCTGGATGGCCGGCTTACAGCGCAGATGGTAAAAGCTATTAAATGGGAGCTACCAGCATGAGCGACTTTAGCTGGGAAGATAAAGGCTGGATCTGCTGCATTTGCGGAGAGGGTTTTACCGGTTATGGTAATAATCCTGATCCAGTGATCGGCACATTTGATCTGCATACAGGCGAAGAGATTACAGATATAAATGGCCAGCCGCTGCAATGCTGCAACGCTTGCAATTATAGCGAAGTTATACCAGCAAGGATCAAGCAGCTTGAACAAGATCTGGCCGAAGATCCGCAGCCAGAAGATCCGCAGCTGCAGCGAAGAGATGCAATAAATAAAATCTATGATCAAGCGGAGCGGATCGAAGCTTTAAATACCGAATGGATAGAGCCAGAGCAAGCCGATATAGAGGCGAATGGCTGGCTAGTTGATCAATGACAAGGGCAGCCGGTTTTAATCGCTAGAATCGGCTTATTTTTACGCTTGCAGGATCTGGATCAGTGAAAATCTGGCCGGATCTGAGAGCAGTTTTTTTTAATTTTTTTTGGATCAACATGAATAATTTAAAACTAGGGAAGTTATCGGAAGAATTTAATATTTATGCAATGATGCTAGAAGAATTAGAAAAGGTTGTTTTTATGCATGATACGGACTTGCTGGTTCGTATTGATTGGAGTGATCTTAATGATGGATGGGAAGTTTTAATCTATCGTGAAACGACCAGAGATAATATCTGGTTATTTGAAGAGCTGGATCGAGCTATCGTCAAAGGCGAGGCTATCGATGCAGTATTATTTTTTAATAAAAACGGAGCGAAAACATGAAAAAAATAGAAGTTTTAACAATGCAGACAAGAGGCGGTAATGCCGCAGAAAACCATTTTATTATCCGCAAGGGTAGTACATATTATTTTCAATCGTATAACAGCTTAATAGCTAAAAAACAGGGAGATAAAATACAGCTTGATAAATACTATTGGGATTATTCTGCAACGACTGGCAGATATAGGAATGATTTTCTGGGTGAAAGTATTGCTGAAACGCGCAAGAAGATCAAAAGCGGTGAATATAAATTAACTAACTTAAACTAGGGAGAATATCATGAGTAGAAGTGTAGATTATTTGACTAATGCAGATGCAGTAGTTTATGAAGATGTATCAAAAATGGGATGGTATAAAGCGTGTACTGAAGATTGCGCTATGCAGCTTGGAGATGTTTGTGATGATTGCGGTGCAGATATATCAAAGGTTGAACCAGAATACTGTGAGATGATCGGGCAGGATGAATGGGAATGGTGGTTAAGAGATATATCAGATCAGATCGTAGCTAGATTCCCATCCATAGAAGAGGCTGATTATTGGGATCATAGGTATCATGGCCAGAGCGAAACAAGGATATTTTTAGAGAATAGATTTGTAGAAGTTGGCGTAAGTGAATACATGGGATTGGCCAGTATATCATGCAGAGTACATGCAAGCTTGCACGATGATATTTATCCAGAAGATAATAGCTTATTGCCGCTTGCAGAGAGATTTGTAGATAATTTTAGCGACTGGATGAAGAAAAATCTGGGAAGCTATCGTAAAGTTGCAACATTTTCAAATGGAGAGTCTATTTATGAGCAAGCTTAACAAAATAAGAGATCTGGAATTTATCTGGACATACGAAGATTATCTGGATGTTATGGATCTATCAGATTCTGCTGTTAATCAGAAAAACTGGCTGCATTTAATTGCAGTTATACATAATAGCTGGAGTGAGTACATTGACGATGAAATACGCGGAACTATAAGAGATGCACATGCAGATGAATTTGAGGGTAAAAAATGATTGCAGGGATAGATGTATTTGATGTTTTAGTTGGTATAAGCCTTTTATATCTGGCTTGGTTATTGTTTATGATCTTGGGAGATATGAAATGACTATAGAAGAGAAGCAAAAAGAAGCTTGGCTGCTTTACATGAGCGCAGACAAGTACAAAGCTGAATACTATCTGTTTAAATACTTGGAGCTATTGCCAAAAGAAGATCTGGCAAAGCTGCTGCAAGGATTTGACAGTACACATGGTTATTTAGTTAAGTGAGTGCTGCAATATTCGCAGCTATCTCATTTTTAGCAAAACTTATGATAGTTGGCATGTTTACGCTGCCAGCCATTTATATTTTATGGAGTAAAAAAAATGATAGAAAACGAAAAGCTAATAGACTTTATGATAAAAAATAAACTGAGTGTGAATGATGTTGCAGCCATGACTGGCCGCAAAAGAAAAACGGTATTTTCTTGGCGCAGCAACAGAAAACCGCCCACTTGGGTTTTAACAATACTGACTTCTAAATTAAAAGCTAGGAAGTCTGCTTAAAAACTCTGGAAGTTTGAATAAAGGTTGTAGTTTTTACAGCCTTTGTTTTACATAATCAAACCAACCATCAGCTCTGAATGTTAAGGTTTTTTCCAAATCGTTCATATTGCAATCCCCAAAACTATTTAGCGTATGCCTAAAGCTCATTACTATTTGCCACTTTTGATTATCAATCCGATAAGCAAGTAAAGGTATCATATTTACAGCGACTGCATTCTCTACAGTTTGCTTCCACCATCCAGATATATTCGGCTTCTTAGCCCTCTTAACTTCAATAGCATAGTCCATCAGATCTAGATCATGGCCGCTATCTCTGGTTTGTTCAATCCTACGCTTGCACTCTATACCCAGATTATCTTCAATTAACTTAGCAAACTCACGCTCGCCCACTTGTCCTTTAGTTCTTTGCATTTTACCCATTTAAAGCCCCCTTTACGATTTCTAATAATTCTAATTCAGTACCATATCTATGTTCAAATTCTTTAGCACCCCTATGATAAGCAGTTCCCCAATCACCAGTTCTGTGATGTGTCGGACATAGTGGGATAATATCGTAGTTTGATGCTCTCTGGCTCATTCCCGATCCAGTACGAATATGGTGTATTTCAGCTGGTGTGTCTGGAAATCCTAATTGATGACAACAAATGCAGCCTAGATCGGCTACCCTGTTCATGTATTCCTTTTCTGGTTTAGTGGCCATATCGCTTTGCTTCACGTTGATCGGCATAGATACGAGCCTTCCAACCCTCGAATTGCCATTCCGCCATCTTACACTCCCCACGCATAACCTCTTCTTGTTCAACCGCTACTTTTATACCATCCAGCACTTTAATATACCTATCATCTGCCCTTGCTTCACGATCTTGAGCTGCAACGGATGTATGACCAGTTCCCATATATTCTTTTTGTAGTATAGCAAGTAATGACTTACGATAATGCTCTAAATAAACATGCTCTGCTTTTGCTTTAGAGTATTCAACCCACTTATCTCTTATCTCTTGCTGCTTTAATTCTTTAAAATCTTCACTCATTGCGCTACCTCAGTTATTTTTACATTATTAGCATCAACATCAAATACATCCATAAGCTTAGTTAAGCCTTGATGAAATTCAGGATTGGTTTCTTTTACTTTTTCTAAAGTTAGCTTACGATCCTTAACTATATAGTCTAGCCAATCTTCACCTACCACTGGCGGCAGTTTGACTGTAGCTTCTATACCTTTACGCACTAATCTCTCAGCTAGAGTGTATGCAGCTCTCTGGCCGCAGTATGATTTATCATTATCTCCGTATATATCTACCTTCTTAACAATATCTGGCAAATCTAGTGCTGCTAGGTTTTGTGCATTCAATGAAGATAACACTGGAAGTTCTGTTAAATCTCGCACTGCAAGCGCAGTTTCAATGCCTTCTGCAACAGCTATGTGTTCTTCAACAGGATAAAGCTCTACATACCCACCTTTTATCGGATATACCGGTGTCATTATTTTCTTAGGCGCAGAACACTTTAACTTTTGCTGCCTATGAGTATAAGTTAGATGATAAGTTAAGCCTCTACCGTTCTTATCTGTTACCAGTGATACAAGTGTTGGGAAAGTTCCAGTCTTAATACCTTCTTCAAAATAATACAGATCTGCTTCTTTTAACGAATCTGGTATCGAGTTTATTCCACGACTATTCAAATATACAACCAGATCTGAATCACTACTGATCGGCCTTGATGATTGTGCTATCTTTTTTAAACCGTATCTCGGATCTTTTTTCTTTACTACCACCTTTTTACACTCCCCTATTATTAACCTAATTTCCTTTGCAGCTCTGGCAAAATTCCATCCAAACATTTTCTGTATGAATTGAAAGCCATCCCCTGATCCACACTTTCCGCAGATATAAGTTCCATTACCCTCTCTATTATCAAACCTATACCTATTCTTACCACCACAGAACGGACATGGTGCATGTTTGTTTTGTAAATGCCTTACATCAACCCCCAATCCAACAAGAATATCTACCCATCTACCTCTGGTTTGATCACTAATCATGCTATTCTCCTTTTAGAATGACGGATATTCATGTGAGTTATCCAAGATAGACATTCTGCTGATGGTTCTTTTATAGAATGGCCTTGTAATACTTTGTCTGGCTTATGACCAAACTTAGCAATGAATTTATGATAAACCCAGCCTTGCTTATAGTCCTTGATCTCAGCATAGCTGCGAAACATTGAATACCATAAGTGCTTCTCTTCAGATGTGTAGATTTTATTTTTTGCTTTGCGAGAGTTCTTATCAACTTCACCTAGATCACCATCGCCCACGATCAATGCCCTACCTTTTTTGATATGCACTGCACCGCAAGATGGACAGGCTCTTAGTTTTTCATAGACATTGAAACATTTTTCACAAGTGATTGGTTTTGTTTCACGCTTTGTTTCACGCTTTTTCCTTTCCTGAATTTTCTTTTTAGGATCTAAATCCCATTCAAATTCATCTTCAACAAACCCATGATCATATACTGCACCAGAATGATCAATAATTAGAGCCTCATCCTTGCCTTCCATCGGTCTTAGAACGCGACCTACCATTTGTAAATACAAACCCAATGATTTTGTAGGTCTAGCGAGTACACAGACTTCAGCAGATGGACAATCCCACCCCTCGGTTAGAACAAGGCAATTACATAGTACCTGAATTTCACCACTCTCAAGCTGCTTTAATGTTAAATCCCTCTCTTCTGACGGAGTTTCACCATCTATATGGCCTGCTTTAATTCCTGCAGCTTCAAAAGATTCTTTAAGATTTATGGAATGTTGCACTGAAGATGCAAATACTACCGCTTTTTTCTTAGGTGCTATTCTTATAAAGTTAGTTACTATATCTCCGATCAACTCCCCAGTGTCCATTCTAGATGCTAACTGTTTAGAATTGTAATCACCTGCTACTAACTTAACACCTTTTAGATCTGGGATTGATGGCGCAAAGTATCTGGCCGGCACTAGATGGCCTTTTGATATTAGGTATTTAATAGATGGAGCGCAAACCATATCTGAATATACATGACCTAGCCCTAATCCATCTCCCCTACAAGGTGTTGCTGTTAAACCTATGATAAAACTCTTATCATATTTATCTATTATCTTTCGATATGTATTTGACAACGATCTATGGCATTCATCAATGATAACTATATCTGCTTCAGGTAATCTCATTCTGTTAGATGTGATTGCTCTAGCTCTTAATGTATCTACTGAAGCTACCTGAACACTGTGCCAGCTCTGGGTATCTTGACCAGCCATAATGATGCCATGATCTATACCAAATACTGATAGCTTATCAGAACACTGAGCTATTAACTCTCTTCTATGTGCTAGGAATAAAACCCTTTTGCCTTTCTTAACAGCTCGCTGAACTATGGATGAAGCCATAACGGTTTTTCCACTTCCGGTTGCTGATTGAAGTATGACTTTTCTATTTCCCGATCCATGAGAAGAGAGTAGTCCTTCTATGGCCTGTTCTTGATATATTCTTAACTGCATATAATCGCTCCTATTTAATGTTATTCAACGGTGAAGATCCTGAGTGAATTTCAGACGAATTTACCCAAGGCCGCCTTATCAAAAGACTAGCCTAAGTACGCCCGATTATTCAACGGAGTTAGTCCATCGTTTATTCAGTACCAGATTACAATTAGCTGCTCTGGCTGGTGTAATTACGACACTAATGCCGCCCCCTGCGCTTACACCTGCTTTGTTTGATCTATACAGCCAAGGATAAAATCCAATATAACTGTGAAACTACAAAGCCCTTACTAGCGCGTTAAAAAGCAGATTTAGGGGTTTCCCTTTAGTTTTAATTGAGTGGGTGAATCAGATGATCGACTTATCTCAATACTGCCTATTTAGATTTCAAATATACCAAGAAATTAAAACAAATGTAAAGTATTTTTAAAAAAAAGTTTGACAATGTAGAAAAAGGATATATAATTGGCAACCATGAAGCGGATCGCTCCGTTCTAGACTATTCAATACTGCCTTGTCTTGAAACAGTCTTAAAAGCCCTTGAGTAGCAAAATCTACCAAGGGCTTTTTCTTTATTTAAGATCTGGTCTTATCTGACTAAACGAAAAATCTCCCCAAGCTACAATTTTCCAAGCATTACCCTCTGGTATAGCTACAGATCTAGATCTCCACATTCTTATAGCTTCTGGAGTTATGTCTAATCTATTAGCAAAATCTACAGCTCCACCATAATAATCTATAATAGAATCCCTAGCATTTCTGGCTTCATCGTAGGCCTGTATATATTCCATAGTCATTTTTTTCATGGAGTTAGTATAACAGATGTTATATAAGTACGCAAGTGTTCTATAGTGTTCTATAGCGATCTATAGTGATCTATAGTTATACCATTTAAGAGGGTTTATTAATTTGAGAATTTAGGTTGCTATTTAAAATAACACCTGTTATACTGAAGTTCTCTTAACAACAAAAAAAGGAGTTATCTATGGCAACAGCCAAGAAGAAAGACGTATTTAGTGTTTTAGATAAAATAGATGCTAACGAATACAAAAGATCAAAAGGAAAATTATCATATCTATCATGGACTGATGCACTAACAGGTGTACTTAGAATCTATCCTGATATGACATGGAATGTTCATGAGTTCCCTATGATGCAGGGTGTCTTTGAAGTTCACGATACATACAGTAATGATGGTGATGGTACTGCTATCAAGATGTCTGATACATTTAAAGTAGGTACTAAGGCCAACACTGACATATTAGTACCGTTCCTAAGAGATCAGTCTGGTTGTTATGTTAAAGTTTCAGTAACAATACAAGGCCTAGATCGTACTGAGATACTGCCAGTCCTTAATCATGTTAATAAACCTATACCAAACCCTAACTCATTTGAGATCAATACATCTATTAAACGCTGCCTTGCTAAATGCCTCGCACTTCATGGATTGGGTCTGTATATCTACAGGGGTGAGGATTTACCGTTTGAAGATGAAGAGCCGGTAAAGAAGCCAACTAAAAAACCTAAAGTAACTGAGGTTAAGAAGTGAGCGATCTAGTCTGGGAAAAGATATTTAATCTTGAAAAGCAGGTTGAGTATTTACACAAGTTTCAAAAAGAACAGACCAAGATTAACAGCAACCTAATAAGAACAATTAAAAAAATAGAGGAGAAGAATGAAAAAAACTAATTTAAGATTTATACCAGATAAGGATCTGCCACAAGGCAGTGATGAATGGCTGAAAGTTAGATCATGTTACGGTATGGCCTCTGAAGTACCTGCAGCACTATCTAAATCACCTTGGATGCCAGCTACACCTTTACAGCTTTATGAAGTAAAAAATGGCACTAGAGTTATTGAAGTAAACGAAGCTATGCTTAGAGGTACTAGACTAGAGCCTGCGGCTAGAGCTGCGCTAGAGTTAAACATGGAGATCTCTTTTGATCCAGTAGTAGTTACCTGTGAGATAGATGGCATCCCTATTGGTGCATCCCTTGATGGCTGGAATGAAAAAGAATCTATTGTAGCTGAGATCAAAGTACCCATGAAAGGTGAAGAATCTACACTTTGGGAAGCTTTAGTGAAAGGTAATGATATTCCAGATCAATATGATTATCAGACTCAACAGCAGCTGTTAGTTACTGGAGCTGATAGATTAGTATTCTGGGTATATGATCACAACACTAACTCTGCGGTCATGCAGATGATTAAGTCCGATCCAGAAAAACAAAGTGAAATATTAAAAGCATGGAAGTCTTTTTGGGAATACATGAAAAAAGGCGAAGCTCCACCAGTATCTGATAAGGATGTTGTAGAGAGAGATGATGCTCAGTGGCTTTATGCTGCAAACGAATGGAAAAACATACACGCTAAGATGGATGAGTTAAAGAAGCGTGAAAAAGAACTACGCGATGAATTGATTGAGTTAGCAGATAACCAATCATCAAGCGGTGGTGGAGTAAGGTTAAAACGATCAGAGGGTAAGGGGCGTATATCGTATGCCAAAATCCCTGAGTTAAAGGATGTAGATCTGGAAACCTATCGTGGAAAACCTATTGTTAAATACTATATAACGGAGCTAAAAAAATGAGCGATTATGACAACACAAACAGCGGTGTATTATTCTTAAACAAAACTAAAGAATCGGAAAGACATCCGGACTTTGGTGGAACGATCAATATCAACGGAGTGGATCACTTCTTGAGTGCATGGAAAAAGACATCCCAGAGTAGTGGAGATAAGTTTCTCTCACTATCTATCGGCAAAGCTAAAGATAAACAATCTAATACTGGTGGTGAAAATAAATCAGCACCAGTATCGCCAGAGGGTGATGACATCTGGTAAAGTATGCAAAAAGCATTTAATCGTAGAAATGTTCGGGGTTCATCTCCTCAAGATTATCACCTCGTTAGTATAAAGAGCGCGGGATTTGCTGCCCTAAGTAGCTACCTAATTCATGGAGTTTAAAGACTCATATCAGGCCGGAAGCATAAGCGAAAAAGCTGTGTTGGCCTACCTTCAAAAGAAACATCCGGATGCTTATATTCAGAAAGGCTACTGTAAAGAATATGACATCCACATCCCATCCATAAATATATATATAGAAGTCAAACAGGACTTCCAATCACAATACACTGGCAATACCCTAGTGGAGAATAGTTTTAATGGCTGCCCTTCAGGTATTTCTACTTCTGGATCGGACTGGTTTGTATTCGTTACAAGGTGTAACTTCTATGTAATAACTCTGGAAGCTCTAAAATCGCTTGTAAAGGAAGATAATATAATAAACAAGTCATTCATAGGAAAAGGTGATAAAGATCCTAAAACAGCTTATTTAGTGCCTAGAGAAGATCTTATTAATAAATGCTTTAAAGTGATCCCAGTAATTTAAAGTCTTAGCAAATACAGGCTTATATTTATTATGGCACATGTTGCACAAACCTACATTTAACTCTGAATCCCAAGTTTTACAAAGATCACATTCTTTCATATAGATTGGGATTGTAAAAACAAGGTGGTTTTGTGTCATTAATTGAGCTGTGAAAGATTGCCATATTATTCGCACTTACAAATACAAGGTTGTGATTGAGGCTGTTGGCCTGTCATCATCATCTGTGAACCCATCTGAAACCCTTTACTTGGCATCTGAAACATCTGTCCAAAAAAGGCTAAAGCTGATACGGTTATCGTAATGCCTACTAAAAACGCTGTTATTGAACATTTATTCATACTTTCATCCTCGGGTCTTTAACCATAGTTTAAGATTAAGACTAGCATTAAAACTACGAATAAACTAATCTGTAGTTCTATCTTCATTGCTTCATCCTATGTTGAACAGTACGCCATACAGGTCGTTTCTCAGTACCGAAGTTTACTTCAATCATTTGATTTTTTCTTTAAAGAATACTCTCTCAGCGTGTTCTGATTGTTTACCTGGGTTAAAACTACTTATAGGTCTATGGTAGCCCATGACGCGTGTCCAAATTTCACACTTTTGTCTTTCTGCATTGTTCATTTATTACTCCTATTAATTTCTAAACCTTTACAATCTTTCATCATACCTTTACATAACCTATGTTAATTATCGATAACAGTCCATAATTCACAGCATATATCAGCCGAGTGTTCTAATGCTTCTGTATAAGTCATCGGGTATTTTCATTATCTCCCCTTAGCCAAACTTGAACCAAAATACATCTCAACAATTAGTGATGTCCATTCAAAGATTTCATCATATTTAACTAACCCTCTAACCATAGTATATTCAACAGTATCACTAGTAATATCAAACCCTAGGAAGCTAATACCTTCGTGAACAATAGGAACAGCAGTAGGAATGTCTAGGAATAGTGGTGCTGATACATACAATACAATCAAGGTAAGCATTACCCAAATGATTAATCGTCTGTTTAAGGCAGCCATAGGGCTTTCTTTACTGGCAGCAACTCTTGCTTGTTCAATACTATTACTTCTAGCAGCAAACGCATCTAACATTTGTGTGTGTTGTTCAGCCTTAGCCTGTTGGTTAAGAGCAAACAACTTCATCAAGAAGCCACCAAGGATAGGTGCAATGCTTGTTAGTATTGTCATCATTTAAACCACCTTTTGATAACATAGGTTATCTTCTGCCACCATACAGTGTGAATGAATTGACCTTTCTCGTTTCTTGTTAGATATTTCTTCATTACAAACTCCTATGCTTTGTATCTATTCAATTAAAGATGCCAACTAAACACTCGTATTCTATTGTATTTTGGCTCTCACTGGTAAAACTAGGGAGAATATGATGGTTTGTTGTTCGTATTCTTTTCATAACTCCCCCTAGATAATCATGATGTTAAGTGGTATGTTCCAAACGTCAGGTAGATAAGCGATTGGTGTTCCATTAACCACCAACCAAAACATCAGGTAGCTGCTTTAAATGCTGCTAAGAAGCCAAACTCGCTCAGAACATAGTAAACAATAGCACCGTACATCCCATACTGGACTCTGGTCATTATCTGAATAATCTTATCTAATCTACAATTAACATCATCTACCTTACTGAACAAAGTAGCAATCTGCTCATCGTGCCTAGTAGTTGTTTGCTCTAAGCGTTCAATAC